ATGTTTGCCACAGTGAATGAGATGATGGGCTTACCCGGTCTGCCTGGTACTGTTCAGGGGCTGCGATTCACTCTGAATAAGCGGGTTGAAGGTTGCCCTCAGTTGGTCCGTCGCCGTGAAGGAACCAAGGCTTTTGAGTACCACATCGACTGCCTGCCTGAAGCTGCGCGTGATGTTGTTAAGCAACGGTTTTATCGCGAGGTCGTCGGGACTGCGGATGTTAGTCAGGCTGCGCCCTCTGTCGGTGTGGTGGCTAAGGCTAAGCAGGAGCTGATCCTGATGCAGGAATGCCCTGCACTGGCGAAGCGTGAGGCCGATGGTCTGACTGCGCAGCAGCGCAACATTGCTGATTCCCGGTGTGTGCTGGTGATGGAGGTTGATCGCCTGCGTAGTCTGGAGGGAATTAAAGAAACGCGGTCTGGTGCTATTGCTTACATTTCTGAGCAGTCCCGGATTGGCTTTAAATCTGAGCGCCTGCGGGAGGCTGTTGATATGGCCAATGCGCGCAAGGGTAAACGTTCCGGCGTCAGCGTTCGTAGCCTGCAGGAGTGGTATTCCCTCTATCACTCAACTACAAACAGCCTTGAGCGTCTTGTTCTGCTGGCGCCAGGTCAGCCAAAAAAGCTGCAGCCCGATGAATGCGCCTGGTGGATTGCCTTCAAGGCTTATTACGGTACGCCAACGGGTGATTCCATCAAAGCCACCTGGCGTAAGTTCAAAAAATGGTGGGAAGAGCAGTATCACGATCAGCCAGCGGTGCTGGCCGCGATCCCCTCTTACGACGTTGTGCGACGTATGCTCAAAAAAGAGCCGCTTTATAAGCGCATGGAGGGCCGTGTGAGTGGTTCCGCTGCCAGAGCCTATGACGTTTACAGCAAGCGCGACTGGTCGGCCATGCCGGTTAATGGCGTGTGGATCTCCGATGGTAAGTCACTCGATATGAAGGTGCTCCATCCGGTTTATAACCGCCCGTTTACGCCGGAGCTGACGCTGGTTATTGATGGCCGGTCACGCGTAATAGTTGGCTGGAGTCTGTCGCTGTCGGAGAACCGCTATGCTGTTGCTGAGGCTCATCGCCACGGCATGGAGCAGTACGGAAAGCCGTTGTTTATATATTCCGACAATGGCGGCGGTGAAAAAAATAATATGCTTGATGCCGATATCACCGGGATATTTCCCCGTATGGGAATTAATCACATGACCGGTATTCCTGGTAATCCACAGGCACGCGGTATCATTGAACGGCTTAATGGCGTTGTGCCAATCGCCTTAGCCCGCCGGTTTTCCACTTACAACGGTCGCAACGTTGACCCTGAGCACCAGCGGGTCATGAGTAAAAAAATGGTCAGCCTGACCAACGCCCTGCGCCAGGGTAAAGAGCTGACCACCGACCAGAAACGCACGCTGGGGCTTATTCCAGACTGGCAGGCGCTGACGGCGGCTATACAGGAGGAGATTGACGCCTACAACACGTCCCATGAGCACAGCGCATTGCCTAAAGTGAACGGCAGATATATGTCTCCGCTGGCTTACCGCAAACACGTACTTGACACTGAGGGTGACGATATTGAGTACCTTACCGCCAGTGAGTTACACGATATGTTCCTGCCAGAGGAAATACGTACTGCGGCGCGGGGATGGGTTCAGCTCGGCACAAACTTTTACTTTGCCAAAGAGCTTATTGAGGTCGACCAGGAGAAAGTGCGCGTCGCCTTTAACCCACTTGATGCTAAAGAAGTTTATATCCGCAGGCAGGATGGCACGTATGTCTGTACGGCGATATGGAACGGTAACACCAATGCGCCAGTACCACTGACCAGGATGGAGAAAGCGCTTAACGAGCGCGCCCAGCGCCAGATTAAGCGTGGTCAGGCTGTTATCCAGGATGCAAAAGATTCTCTGCGCCCGGTTATCGAGCATCAGCCGGACATTGATTTTAATTTGTTCGCGGCTAAGCAGGTTAATCAGGAACCTGACAAAGTTTATTTATTCGAATCTGAGTTTCAGGACGATTTAAAGAAAGCCGGTAATCACCGCTAAGGTTATTTAAATGAACGTGAAAGAAAAATTAATCCAGTTGCTGGAGGGGTCTGGCTACACCCAAAAAAAGGTGGCCACCAAAACGGGGCTGAGCACAGCGGTTATTTCTCAGTACCTGAAAGGCACTTACAACGGCAACATCGGCAATGTTGAGACATCGCTGGCGGGTCTTATTAACCGCGAAGAGGAGCGCGCAAAGCGCCGTGAAGTGAAAGAAACCTATGTACCTACAAGGCTGGCCGGGCTGGCGACAGGGTTAATTGACAATACCCACATGGATGGCGATATCGGTGTTATCTATGGCCCAGCCGGTATGGGGAAAAGCATGGTGCTGAAGCAGTATGTTGCCCTCAACAAAGGGGCCATTCTGATTGAAGCCGATCCGGGCTATACCGCCAAGGTCTTGCTGCAGGAGTTATGCAGTCGTCTCGGTGTGAGAAAGACGGGTAACATTCACGATCTCAGTGAAGAATGCATTCAGGCGCTGACAGGCACGGGCTGGGTGTTGTTGATTGATGAGGCCGAGTTACTGCCCTATCGCGCACTTGAAGTGTTACGGCGTATCCATGACCGGTCAGGGGTGGCCATCGTACTGGCGGGGATGCCCCGCCTGCTGATTAACCTGAAAGGCTCTCGCGGTGAATTCGCCCAGCTCTACAGCCGGGTGGGCATGGCGCTGGACCTTGAAGCGCACAAGGTGAAAACCGAGGTCGACGATTTTAACGCCATTCTCGGTAGTCTCCTGCCAGTAGAAAGCAACGGCCACAGCGCCCTTACGGTGCCGGGTGTCGCAGAGGCATTCCTTAAATATTCAAAAGGCAACTATCGCCGCATGTTTAAGCTGGCACGGGGTGTCGTTCGCGCCAGCGGTATCAATAATCAGGGCGTCAGCGTGAAGTTAATTGAAAGTTATGCGCAGATGTTAATTCACTGAGTGTGATTTCATATATCGAATTTATTAATGCAAATACAAATATTAATTAAATAAGGGAAATAGTATGAACGAAAGAATTGTTATTCGTGGGCTTGTTATGTTTGGCAGCAGCGCCTGGTACTCTCCGCTATTGAGCAGTATCGATGGGCAACGGGTTGAAGTCATTAAGGACGGCCAATCTGACGATCATCTGCATGTGTTTTGGGGGGGCTGTCATTTCTGTATGGCTAACCGTTTAGACGATCATGCATATCGGTCACCGCTTAAGCCACGCGAAAAGGGCCAGATGGAGCGCATGGTGCTTAAGCGCGTCCGGCAGCCATTGCATTACCCGATGATGGATGATTTCCCGACGGTGAAAGTGGCTTTGCGGGCCGATGATGTGGTGCGCGCTATTCACGCGACGGAGCGCCGTTATCGCCAGTTGCGCCGCGCTTCTAAGCGCCATCGGGATGCTGATTTGAAGGCGGTACTCCTAAACCTCAGCCAGGCAATGGAACGGGTTTCCCGGCTGCTGGGCAAAGCGTCTCAGAACGGAGGGTTTTAATCATGGAAAAGCAGGTTATCAATTGCCGCCGTTCCCGCGCTAAAGCTGAAATCCATTCGCATGGTGGGCGTGTTACCGGGTGGCATAAAGTTTTGCCAATAGTCTATGCCACTCACCCGTTTAGTGACGAACTGTGGCCAAGCGTTGAAATTATGGAAGTCTCAGGTGATACCCGCCAGTTTGTTCGGGTGTCGAGTATTGATGGTTGCAGGGTTATTTGGGGTTAATTATGACTGTTGAGTTGATTGTCAGAATTCATGATGTTGGCGAAAAAACCGAAATAAATATAGTGAGTATCGGGGCCAATAGTGGGTCAGATAATGAAGTTATACACGGGGTCTTTATCCGTAATGCCATAAAGAAGGCTCTGGTTGATATGGGGCGGTCTACGCCCGGCTGTAACTGCCCGGCATGTCACGCAAATCGGCAACGTGAGGTCAATGATGGGTGTCCGAATATACATTGACGTTGATTGCGGAGAGTCTGCTTTTACTGTTTCACCGGAAATTAAGGTCAATCCCGATGACCATACTGTGTCTGAAATGAATATTGCCACCAGTACCGTTAATTATGCGGTGCAGTTGGCGGCGGAATTTAACCGGATACATTACAAAGCAAAGCTAATTAAAGAGGAAATTTATCATGTCAGCTAAACCAAAGCGTATTAAAGCTGCAGCGTCTGTTTATGTACCACAGTCTAAAGATGATGTTATCTGCGACATCCGCAAAATCGGCGATCTGAGTCGGGAGTTAGCCCGGACGGAGACGCAGATGAATGATGAGATTGGTGCCATAACTGACCGCTATGCGCCAGGCATTGAGGTTATCAAAAAGGACCTTGATTTACTTCAGAAAGGCGTCCAAAGCTGGTGTGAGGCCCATCGTGATGAGTTGACGAATAACGGCAAGACCAAGACGGCCAGTCTGGTCACAGGTGAGGTGCAGTGGCGTAATCGCCCGCCGTCAGTATCCATTCGGGGTGCAGACTCTGTTCTGGAAACGCTGATGCGCCTGGGCCTTGATCGCTTTATCCGGCGCAAAGAAGAAATTAACAAAGAGGCTATCCTCAACGAGCCTTTGGCGGTTCAGGGGGTGGCGGGTATTACGGTTAAATCAGGCATTGAAGACTTTGCCATTGTTCCTTTTGAGCAGGATGTTGGGGTGTGATATGCCCATGAATCCGGCCCGTGGGCGGTTAATGAATCAGTATGCGGCCTACGCCCTTGGGGCGGTTAAGGCTGAGCGGGAGTTACGCTACAGCGATGCCGCCGTCCTCTGGTTTAAGGCAATGCATGCGCCATGTTGTTCCAAGAATAGTGACTGGGCTGAAAAGCGTAACGAGTTTTGCGCAGCGGCGGTGAAGCGCACTCAGGGGAGGAAAAATGCACGCCAGCGAGTTTAATGGGCTTTATCAGCCTGGTAGTCACTTTATTTATCAGTCCTGCTCTGCCCTGCGTGGTGGTGTGCCAGTTCATACGGTAGACATCGCGCGCGATGTAAAGGGGGTAACGGTTGTTCAGATTAATGTGCAGCCTTATTTTACAAGTGTTGATTCATTAACGCCTGTCGAAATTAAGCCAGTCTGATTTAAAGCGAAATTAATCATCATTTAAATATGGCGTAAACCGTCAGGGGACTGCTTACGCCTGAACTTAAGGAATGAATTAATGAATATTCTTCTCGATTCAGTCTGCCCCTGCTGCGAGCGCACGGCAGTGCTGGAATTGAAAGCGGAGGCTGCGGCGCATGACCCGCAGCAGATCGACATTATCGTGCAATGCCATTTCTGTGGTGCAGTCCTCAATCAGTTTGTGGCGATTGATGAAATGGAGATGTGCGGTGGATAAAGACAAGTATCTCGCCAAAATCAAAAAGCTGATGCGGCTGGCCCGTGGAACGTCTAACCCGGCAGAAGCAGCCAGTGCAATGGCGAAAGTTCAGGCTTTCATGCGGGAATATGGCCTGAGCGAGGCCGACGTTGATTTATCGGAAGTTAAGGAGTGTTCCAGCGCCGGTGCGCCAAGTGATGCCGTCAAAGTTCCGGGCTGGGTTGCTGATTTATCAACGCTGGTCTGTCGGGCATTTGGCGTTAACTGCTATTTCACGCAGGTCTGGCGGTCTCATGCGTTTAAGCGTGTGGTGAAATTTTATGGTCCGGGTGAGCGGGCTGAAATTGCTGCCTATGCCTTTGATGTGCTTGGGCGGCAGTTGAGGCAGGCCCGCAAAGAATATCAGCATAAATACTGCAAACGCTGTAAGCGTGCCACGGCTGTTGCGCGTGCCGACCAGTTCTGTGAGGGCTGGGTATCGGGAGCATATTACGCTGTCCATAAGTTTGAGATCTCACCACAAGAACAGAGCCTCATGGAGCGTTATCACCTGCACCTCAGACAGGAGCGCGGTATGGGGGATATGGACACCCGTAAGGCGAAAGCATGCCGGGGGGATAACGATGCATCATGGGCTGGTTACGAGCAGGGGAAAAATGCCCGGCTTCACCACGGCGTTAATGGTGGCACCCAGGAGCCACTGGTCATCGGGAGGTAGCCATGTATCTGTGCGTTACTGGCTGTGAGCACATCGGGTACGGCGAGCGCCGGGTTTATCACCTCAATGATGGCAGTACGGTGGTTGAACGGCGTGATCTGCCAGCGGTGTCCCGCTGGCAGTGCTGGGATAATCACAATCACCGTGTTTATAAAAAATCGGATCAGACCGCGATGAAGCAGGCGGCAGAGCGGCATAAGAAGAGGTTTAAATTTGTATGAATACAGCAATTGATCGTCCGGCGGTGGTGTTTATTTCCGGGCCAATGACCGGTATTGAAGATTTTAACCGCCCCAAATTTAACCGTGAAGCGCAGAAACTTGAAGCTGCGGGCATAGTGGTACTGAATCCGGCGATACTCCCTGATGGCCTTACGCATGACCAGTATATGAAGTTGAGTCTCCAGATGCTGGCAACGGCGGACGTCATTTATCAGCTTGAGGGCTGGTCTGCCAGCAAAGGTGCGAGGGAGGAAGCTGTGCAGGCCAGACTGCTGGGATTACCTTTTTTCAGCGAAAACCTGAATGCGATGGGTGAATGTGCTCCGCATCAGCTGGAATTACCCAAAAAAGCACTGGCTTATCGCTGTGGTTTTTGTCTGAGAGCAGTCCCGGCCATTAATGGACGGATGATAATCGGGCAGACCAGCAACATCTGTCAGGGCTGCGTGGACCTCTGTAATGGCGTGATTGCTGACGGAGACAAAAAGAAATGAGCAAAATGACGTTTGTGGTTAATTTCCCTGATGGTCAGGAGCCTGCAGTCAGTGCCGGTACAGACATTCTTGGTGGTCAGCTGATAAGTGTTGCCTTCAGTGACCTTAACGAGCGGTGGGCGTGGCGGGATGCCACCCAGGAGCCGCCTTATCATACACCGTTACTGGTCCAGTTGACTGATGGCGCGATAATTATCAGTAGCTGCAGTGAGCATTCTGGCTGGTACGACGATGACGACGATGTACATATTGCTGGCTGGATGCCCCTGCCTGAGTACATGGAGGGCCTGGACGATGAACAGTTTTAACTGGGTCGAAGGTAATGGCGATATCCCTGACGAGGTGCTGGATTCAGCTTATGAAACCGGCGCAGGCAAAGCGATTTGCGCCGTGTGTGAAGTCAGTGATGAGCTTGTGCGTCAGGGCTGGCCCCGGCTGACGTGGGCGTTTGTTGATGTGCCAATCCGCACGATGATCTGCCGTAGTACCCGACAGAATATTTCACAGTATGTTGTTCGTTGGTTGCCTGTTGATGGGGCAGTATTTAAGGAACCAAATTAAAGGATAAAATTATGTATTGTAGGAAAATAACTTTGGTAACTATGACGTTACTTTTTGGCATGACGCTCGCAGCCAATGCTTACGCTAAGTGGATGACTGAGTTTGAGGATGACATTTTCAACGATGCAAAGAAAGTGGTAATGGTTGGCGAAGTTGAAAAAGCTGGATTTTTAGCCTTCGAGTGTGAGAACAACATTCTAACAGCTTCCTACATCGAAGCTGCGGATGTGTCACAAATTCAAGAAGGTATTTTTTCCGATATGTACATCAAAATTGATAATTCACCCCGTGTAAGGCTGAGTGGAGTATCCGTAATTCGGAATCAGAAGTCCTTTGCAATGCAAGGTGATGGCCCCACAGATTCAATTAAGATACTCATAAAAGAACTCCATAATGCCAAAGAGCGTTTTCTGTTCGGTTTTAAGACTGAACAAGGTGGCAAATTTAGTTCCAGTGGGGATGTGGATGGTTCAACTGGTGCTGTTGAAAAATTTGTAAAGGCGTGCAGTGTTGATATCCCCTTGAGTACCGTTGCTGTTAATTGACAATTCTCCTTGGCTGTGATCCAATGCTCTTACGCAAATAGCGTATACAAGCATTTTTCAGCCTTTAGAGGCCCCTCCATGAGGGGCCTTTTTTGTTTTCAGGCTCTCTGTTTTTTTTGCCTTTCGTTTTATTTTGAGGTGCAGCGATGAAATGTAACCTTATTCGCATTGTGCATACCGGTAAATCCCGCCTCGGCTGGGATGATGATACTTACCGCGATGTGCTGGCCCGGCTGACCGGTAAACGTTCAGCAAGTGACTGCTCGGCCACCGAGCTTGAAAAAGTTGTCACGTACATGCGCACAGTAGGCTTCGCGCCAACCGCGTCTTATGGTCGACGTCCGCGCGTGGCGACGGGGCGTAAGGGAATGCTCAGCAAAATTGAGGCCCTGCTGGCCGAAGCTGGCCGTCCGTGGGATTACCTGGACGGCATCGTGGAGCGCATGCTGGGCGAGAAAAAGCCCGTCGAGTGGCTGAATGACGATCAGGTGCGTAAGCTGATGCAGATGCTGATTGTTGACGCGAAGCGTCACGGGAGGCTGTAATATGCGTGAATTCAACCTCGAATCAATGGAAGACCTGCTGCCGGAAACGGCGCGCACGATTGCCAGCCTGATCGGCTTTGAGGCTACGCAGGCGCTGGTTGAGCGTTTCGGGGGCGTCTGCTTTCCCCTCAGTCGTGGCGAGCGTGATCTGCGTGGTGCGGGAGAGCGCCGCCTGTCGATGCTGAGTGAGGTCATTGGCGAAGAGAACACCCGCAAGCTGGTGCAGCGTTTTGCGGGCGACAGCTCGCTGGAGATCCCCCGCTGTGCCAGGGCGCTGCGCGAGTGGCGCAACCGCTGTTTTTTTGCCGATGTGGATGCGCTGCTCGAAGAAGGCGAATCGCTCCGTATGGCGCTGACCCTGACAGCCCCGCGCTACGGGTTCGCTAATACCTGGGCATGGCACCTGATGGCTACCCGTCGCCAGCCGCAACCACAGCAGGCCCAGCGCTGCCTGTTCTGAGTCTGACTGCTTCACCCCTGCAACATCCTTTCGCCGCCTCTTTTCATCACAATCACCCTCACATCTTAGTGAGGGTTTTTCTATGTCTTCTTTTCAGTTCAGTCAGCGCAGCGAACGTAACCTGCAGGGCGTTAACCCTGACCTTGTAAAACTCGTTCGTCATGCGCTCAGCCTGACAACGGTTGATTTCGGCATTACGGAAGGTCTGCGTACTGTCGAGCGCGAGAAAGAAATGGTCGCCGGTGGTCACAGTCAGACCATGAACAGCCGTCACCTTACCGGGCACGCGGTTGATGTTGTTGCGTATGTCGGTAGTCAGGTGTCCTGGGAGTGGCCCCTGTATGAGCAGATCGCGTCAGCGTTTAAGCAGGCGTCGTCTGAGCTGGCCGTTCCCGTTGAATGGGGTGGCGACTGGACCACGCTCAAAGACGGCGCGCATTTCCAGTTACCTTTTGCGGAGTATCCGGCATGAAAACCTTCGTGGAGGAGGCCTGGTTGTTGTTAAGCCTGAACGGTCGCGATCGTCTCTTTATGGCGGTCGTCTTCCTCGCGTATTACCGCCTTAGCTGTGGCTTCGGGTGGGCCGCATCCGCTGCTGCATCTGTGGGCGTGGTTGCGTTCGAACTTACCCTGTCGGTGCTGGTGTCGCGTGCTCTGGCGAGGCGTGGACGCTGATGGTACGGGAAACGATGAGCGGGTTTATCAAACGTCTGCCGGAGCTGGTTTCCAACCGTCAGGGGCAGCTGTCCACCACTGACGCCACCACGCTGGTTGCGCTGTTCGTCAGTTCTCTGGCGCTGCTGATAACGGTCTGGCGCTGGGAGCATGAAATTGTGGAAGCGTTCGGTCTTTACCTCGGTGCGTGGGTGCTGCATGCCGGTGTCCAGAAATACCACGACCGCAAGGCTGGTGATGACGATGTGCCAGCCGGTACGCAGGGAGGTGAGCCTGATGGCCGTGGCGCTGATTAAGTGGTGTTTAAAGCGCCTTTTACCCGGCGTGCTGGTCTGTGCCGTCCTCGGTGGCGGAGCCTGGTGGCTGCATCATCAGGGCTGGCAGGCCGGGTTTGCAGCGGCAAAAAGCGCCGGAGATATGGCGCTGGCCAGCGAAAAGACCGCGCATGCGGATGAACGCCAGAAAGCCAGCGAAGCCACAACGGCGGCGCTGCTGGCCGCAAAGCGCGTTGAGGCGGCTCAGCGTTCGCGGGCCGATGGTCTGGCTGCGCAGCTGAACGATAAAAATCATGAACTGGAGCGGGCACAGGCGCTGCTCCGTCTCGGTATCAGTAAGGCGATCAGTGATGACAACAGTGCGAATGGCAGTTGCGGTTTTAATGGTCTCGGTCCTCACGGGCTGCAGCTCTATGCGCGTGCCCTCGGTTACACCGGTGGTGGTGACGCCCGCACCGGTGATAAGTGAAGCGGTAAAGCCGCCCCGTTCGATGGTGACGGTGGGCGTGATGCCTCCGGCTCCTTCCGCTTATGCGGGAAAATCAGCGGGTCTGTCCCCGGATGCGCTGCTGCGGCACGCAACGGACTACGGTGCCTGGTGTCAGGCGAATGCGGCGAAGCTGAAGGCGCTGGAGGCGTTTTTCTGGCCGCAGGCAAAGGAGTAAGTATATGGAGCTTTTATCAATGGACACACTGCAGTCCCTGCTGTTCAGCCTGGTGGGGGCAGCCCTGACGTGGAGCGTTAAGCGCCTGTACGGGGCAATCGATGAACTGCGCCGGGACAATGCCCGCATCCGGGAGCTGTACCAGCTTAAATCGGATGCGGTGCGCGATCAGGCGCAGATCATGGCGATGCTCTCCGATATCAAGCGGTCAGTGGAGCGCGCAAATGAGCGCATGGATCGCCTGATTGAGAATCAGGGGGAGCGCTGATGAGCCGTTCGGGAAAGCAGCCTGACGCAGCGGTATTGCAGGCGCTGCGCGACATACAGGCCACGCTGAATGATATCGATGCGCGCCTCAGCATCATTGAGGATGCGGGTATGAAGCACGGCACCGTATCGGGGGCGCTCAGCGGAGCACTGTCCGGTGCAGTTGTCTCGGTCGGCATGGCGCTGGTTCGCGCCACGGCGGGGGTATAAATGGCCCATCCGCGTGAAACCCGCGAAGCCCTTCGCCGGGCCTATATCTTCAGCAATCAGGCGCTGGAGCTGCTGGCCGCGCAGCAGGGTGTGAGTTTTTCCACCGCGATGCGCTGGAAAAAACTGTCAGCCGATGAGGGCGACAGCTGGGACACGCTCCGGGCGGCTAACCAGCTGGCCAGCGGTGCACCGGAAGACGTAAGTCGCGCCATTCTTGCCGGTCTGATGGTGCAGGTGCAGACCACGCTGGAAAAACTCAATGGCGCGGAGGATATCCAGGCACAGGAGCGCGTGCAGTTGCTGTCGTCGCTCTCAGATGCCTACACCAAGGCGATAGCGGCCAGCAAGAAAGTGCTGCCGGAAACGGACCGGGTGGCCACGGCTATCAGTACCGTCAAAGCGCTGTCGCAGTTTATTCAGTCCCACTACCCGCAACACCTGGCGGCCTTTGTGGAAATTATTGAAGCCTTTACCCCGGAACTGGAGAAAACACATGCCCGGTAAGTTAATTGAGATTACGCCTGAAGTGAGCCTGAGAGCGACGCAGGTTGAGATGGCATTCATTGATTCAATGGGTGACGTGTTTGTGAAGTTGGTCAGCGGTGAAAGTCTCTCGGTCATCCCTTTGCCTGGCGAGACACCTGAGATGACGCGCAGACGCATTTTCCAGGCGGTCAACGAACGCGATGCATCGGGCGCAAGCCAGCTTGTAGAGGTCGGCAGCGGTTTATATCTCAGTCCGGCAGATGTTACAGGGGTTGTTGCGCAGCGTGAAAGCGTCTGCATTTATCTCGCGGGCAAGGGACATTATCTGATTACTTCCACTGAACCTGAACAGCTGGCGGCTGATATTGCTTCCCGTATCAATACCGCACTGCATACAGCGGCGCGCGGCCTGAATGCAATTTAAAGTCAGTTTGAGGTGATTTATGGAAAAGGACGTGACGGCAGAATGGGTCCAGCGTCAGGAAAGGGTTAACCGTCTTGTTGGGCTGTTCAGTGGGGAATTGGGTGAACACCGGATCGCTCCCAACGAATTTATGGACGATGTCTGGCTTGCTCTGCAGGTGATATACGGCCCTGGCTGGGCCGCAGAGCTTATGAGTCGCGCTAAGTCCGGTTGATAAGGGTTGATTCAACCATGTGGCTGATGTGCGTAAAAAGTGCCTGCATCTTCACAAGTTCCCCGTTCACTTTTTCGGTGTGGCCATTTGCGCTCATCCTGAGAAGGTGATCGACAGCCTGCTCTTTGATCAGGTTTGAAGGACAAACCTTCAGGAATATGTCAGTTGCCATTTTTGCCACTTCAATTTTCTGATCGATGGTGAGTTGTTCTTTTTGCTGTGTCATTAAAGCCTCTTTTTTACTGTGGATAATGGATTGCGCCCGTATCCTGGCATAAAGAGGCTTCTTTTTTAAGAGGCTGATATGTCGTCAAAAACCAGCCTGCGCGAGTTGCGTCAGGCTATGAGCGAACTGGCCGCAGGCCTTCGTCGTACTATCGAGGCAGAGTGCACCGGCTTCTCCACTGATGCCCGCGCGGTGATTGAGCGACGGGCGGCGGTCAGTGACCCCGTTGGCGGATACCGATATTTTGTACAGACCTACTTTCCCCACTATGTGCGCCACGCGGACCCCAGCGAGCTGCACGTTTACCTGTTCACCCGCCTGCCGCAGATTGTTGCCAGCCCGAAGGGCTGCAGTGACGCCATCGCGGCTCCTCGCGGGGAAGCCAAATCCACGCTGGTCAGCCAGCTGTTTGTGCTGTGGTGCATTATTCGCGGCATCAAGCATTACCCGGTTATCGTCATGGACTCCATTGACCAGGCCTATCCGATGCTTGAGGCCATTAAAGCGGAACTGGTCTACAACCCGCGCCTGCAGGCGGATTACCCGGAAGTCTGCGGTCAGGGACGCGTCTGGCAGATGGGCACCATCCTGACCCGTAACGACATCAAGGTGCAGGTCGCCGGTAGCGGTAAAAAGCTGCGCGGGCTGCGTCACGGCCCGTACCGCCCTGACCTGGTGGTGCTTGACGATATCGAGAACGACGAGAACGTGCGCAAGCCGGAGCAGCGCGACAAGCTGGAGGGCTGGCTGAAGAAAACCGTGCTGCCGCTCGGTCAGGCCGGGGGCAAGCTCGACGTGGTCTACATCGGCACCATCCTGCACTATGACTCGGTGCTGTCACGCACGCTGAATAACAAGCTGTGGCGCACCGCCCGCTTCAGGGCGATGCGACGCTGGCCGGACGACCGTAAATTGTGGGATGAGTGGGAAGGTCTGCTGCGCAATGAGGGCGAGGATACGGCCACGGCGTTCTATGAAGCGCACCGTGCTGAGATGGATGCCGGAGCAATTGTCTCCTGGACAGCCCGCCCACTGCTCACCCTGATGACCATTCGCGCCCGTGACGGTCACGGCACCTTTGATTCCGAATACCAGAACGATCCGGTCGCCGGTGACGATGCGCTGTTTGCTGGCAAGGATGAAAACGGTAACGACATTATCAAATTCTGGGTTCACCGCCTGCGCGAGTGGATCTTCTTCGGAACGGTGGATCCGAGCCTGGGCAAAGCCGGTGCCAGCCGTGACCCGTCTGCCATACTGGTGGGCGGCTATGACCGCCTGAATGGCGTGCTCGACGTGGTTGAGGCGCAGATACGCAAGCGCCTGCCGGATAAAATCATCAGCGACGTTATTGAGCTGCAGAAAATCTACAGCTGTCTGGTGTGGGGCGTCGAGTCGGTGCAGTTCCAGGAGTTCCTGCGCACCGAGCTGGTCAAGCGCGCGCAGCTTGAAGGGATACCGGTTCCGGCACGCGCGATCATCCCGCATGCGGATAAGCTCCTGCGCATTGAGTCGCTGCAGCCCCACATGGCTAACGGACGTATCCGCCTGCATGCCAGTCAGACCACGCTGCTGGAACAGCTTCGCCATTTCCCCAAAGCCGATCACGATGACGGCCCGGACGCCCTGCATATGCTGTGGACGCTCGCGGTGTCCAGTACACCTAAAATGGAGTTTTTTGGCATGAACAGTGAAATGAGTGCGCGGGCAGCGCGCGACTGGAAAACCCGTTATTCACGGGGAGGCTGGTAAATTATGAGCGTTATTCTTGATCTGCACGGAAACCCCTTTGAGACACGGGCGCTGAAGCGCCGCCAGTCAGACGACAACCTGCTTCTGCGTCAGCAGTGGCCGGAGCATCCGTCGGTCGGCATCAACGTTAACCGTCTGTATGGCATCCTTCAGGCCGCCGAACAGGGCGACCTTACCGCGCAGGCCGACTTCTTCTGTGACATGGAAGAGCGCGACGGGCATCTGTTCGCTGAGATGAGCAAGCGCCGTCGGGCGCTCCTGACGCTTCCCTGGAAGATTGTGCCACCGCGCAATGCCAGCGCCACCGAGCAGGCGCTGGCCGTCAAAGTCTCCGAATGGTTCCAGGACCTGCCGGATTTTGAGGCACTGCTGTTTGATCTCACCGATGCCATCGGGCACGGCTTTTCACCGGTTGAGATTGACTGGTCGCGTCAGGGTAAACTGTGGTTTCCGTTGCGCTTTCACAAGCGCCCGCAGCGCTGGTTCCGCACGCCGTCGTTCGCCGGTGATGATATCCGCCTGACGGATGGCACGGCGGACGGCGCGGCGCTGTGGCCCACCGGATGGGTGCTGCACCGCCACAAGGCGAAGTGCGGCGGCTTCCCGGAAGCGGGTCTGTTCCGCGTGCTGGCGTGGACTTACCTGTTCAAAAACCTCTCAGCGCGCGATCTGGCGGAGTTCCTGGAGGTGTATGGTCTGCCGATGCGCGTCGGTAAGTACCCGTCCGGCACCACCGACGACGAGAAGATGGAACTGATGCGCGCGGTGATGACGCTGGGGCGCGAGGCGGCGGGGATCATGCCGCAGGGCATGGAAATTAACTTCGAAGATGCCGCCGCCGGTCAGGCCGATCCGTTTAAATTCATGATTGACTGGTGCGAGCGCACGCAGAGCAAGGTCATTCTCGGTGCCACCCTGACGTCACAGACGGAGAGCAATGGCAACCGCTCACTCGGTGATGTGCATAACGAGGTGCGCCATGAGCTGCTGGCCAGCGACGCCCGGCAGCTGGCCACCACGCTCACGCGTGAACTGCTCTGGCCGCTGCTTGCGCTCAATGGCCACGCGGATACCGATCCGCGCCGGATGTGTCGCTTTGAGTTTGACGCCAGCGAGCCGGAAGACCTGAAAACCCTTGCTGACGCCATCGGTGCGTCGGTTAACGCCGGTATCGCCGTGGGCCAGGAGTGGGCGCATCAGCGCACCGGCATCCCGGTTCCGGCGGCAGGTGAAACCCTGCTGGTGCCACCGGGGAACAAACGCGACACGCCTGCGGCACTTTCTCTGCTGTCCGATGCGCGTGCCATGCTGCCGTTCACGCAGCAGGCGGCCCTTTCCGTGCAGGAGGATAACAGCGCACAGGCCACACTGGATGCCGTCCCCCAGGCGCTGGCCGGGGTGACTGAAGAGGCGATGAGAGCGCTGCTTACGCCGCTTGTCGCGGCCCTCAGCGACGGCCAGCCCCCGGAGGCGCTGCATGCCCTTATCGATGCGGCATATCCGCAGCTCGCTGACGAAGAGATGCGCCAGCTGATTGAGAACGCGCTGTTTGTCGCTGACCTGTGGGGGCGTGTCCGTGGTTAACCTCGGCTATGCCATGACGCTGAAGCCGGAGGCAGCGATACGTTACTTCCGTTCAAAGGGCATTAACATCGCGTTTGATACCCGGCAGATGCAGGACCGTGCGCACGCCACCTCATTTGTGGTGAGCGGTATCCTGAAGCAGGATGTGCTGACGGATGTGCATACCGCGCTGGCGCAGGCGCTGGAGGACGGCCAGACCGGCGCCTGGTTTAAGGATAACCTGATGCCACAGCTGGCGCGTAAGGGCTGGCTGGGCAGCGGTCTGAAGGCTGACGATGACGGTGTGCTGGAGGGCCGGAAGCTGATGCCATACCGGCTTGATACCATCTTTCGCACCAACACGCAGTCGGCATACATGGCGGGCCGCTATGAGAAAATGCGCGCCAACGTTAAGGCGCGGCCCTACTGGCAGTATGTGGCGGTGATGGACAGCCGAACCCGTCCGGCGCATGCGGCCCTTAACGGTCGTATCTTCCGCTGGGATGATCCGATCTGGGATATCCTCTTTCCCCCGAACGGTTACAACTGCCGCTGCCGCGTGGTGGCGTTGTCACAGGCTGAAGTCGACCGGCATCCGGTGGGTGTTGAATCGTCAGAGGGTATGCGGATCACCATTGAGCAGCCTTATGGTAACAGCACCCGTCCGGTCACGGCCCTGAAAGACCCGGCCTCCGGGCGTCTGTTTACCCCGGATGCGGGCTTTCATCTCAACCCCGGACGCGACAGCCTGGCGAACCTCAGCCAGCAGCTGTTGCGCAAAGGGGCCAGCGCACCACCGCACCTTGCGGCGCTGGCCACGGACGAAGCCATGCGCAGTCCGGCTGTGCGGGCTGACTTCACACGCGACCTGGCGGGGTGGGTGCAGACTGTGGCGCACGATGACCGCCTCAGCGGCGATGCACGCTATGCCGGGGCGCTGCTGCCTGCCGTGGTGGACGCGCCCGCCGTCAGCGTGACGCGGGCTGTGGTGACGCTGACAGCGGACACCGTGCGGGCGCAGCCAGCGGTGACGGCTGACTGGCTGCGTATTCCTGCGCTGCTGGCTTCCCCTGATGTGGTGCTGCAGGATGCTGACGGTTCGCTGTTGTACGTGGTGCGCCGCAGTAACCTGCCGCGCGTGCTGCGGGTGAGTCTGAGCGGTGATATGCCCGCCATCACGCAGAGTGAGCTGCTCACGCCTGCGCGTGAGGTGCAGCTGAGAGCGCTGCCGGTGGTGACCGGCGCATGGGAGGCCTGATGGAGCCGGAACTGACGATAACCTTCCCCCCGGAACTGGAGCAGGCGCTGGACCGGATGGCGCAGCGCTTGGCCCGCCGTGAACCGTTGCTGCGGGACATCAGCGAGCGCATGTATAAAGCGGTTATGGATAACTTCGCGCAGGAAGGTCGCCCGGTGAAGTGGCTGCCGGTTGCCCGTGAAGGGAAAATCCTGCAGGACAGTGGCCGTCTGGCCAGCTCCATCGACACGTACAGCGACAATGACCGCGCCGTGGTCGGGACGAACGTTATCTACGCCCGTATCCAGAACCAGGGAGGTAAAACGCGTCCGCATGAGATCAGGCCGAAATATAAGCAGGCCCTGCGCTTTAACGGTCGCTATGCGGCAAAGGTGAATCACCCCGGCTCAACTGTACCGGCCCGCCCGTTCCTGACCCTCACCGGTGAGGATATGCAGGATATAGCACAAAGCATAGATGACTGGCTTACAGGTGGGCTGTGAGGATAAACGCCTGAGACGCCCTGTAAGCGCCTGAAGACCTCCGGGGGTACATCGCTACCCCTGAAAACCTTTTAAACGGAACTGACGCGATTTAAACGTGTTTTAAACGGGGTTACGCCTGCCGGTTAAGCTGTTACCCTGTGATCCTGCGCAAACCTTCCCCTGCGTAACTGCTTCACCCCTGCAACTGATTAGCCTTTTGCCCTCCCGCTAAGCTGCGTCCTGACATGATGACACAGGATGGCAGCAGTACATGAAACCGGCCCTGCGCATTGGCGCACTTAACGGATGGATCACCCCGACACTGGACGGTGACGCACCTCGCGTGCAGCTTCTCCCTGCCGGTCGGTTCCGCTCGGAAGATGGTCGCCCTGCGGAAGCGGAGTGCTGGCGACTGGAAGCCGCGCAGGCGGCGCAGGTCATTGCCACCGCAGAGCGCCGCGTTAACGATTTCATGTTCGATTATGAGCACCAGACCATTCACAAGGAAGAGAACGGGCAGCCCAACCCTGCCGCAGGCTGGTTTAAGCGGCTTGAGTTCGATCCGGTTGCAGGCCTGTTTGCCACCGACGTGCAGTGGACGGCGCGCGCACAGCAGTTGATTGACGCAAAGGAGTACCGCTATGTGTCAGCGCTGTTTCTGTATGACCAGCAGGGCAACGTGGTCAAGCTCATTAATGCCGCCCTGACCAACACTCCGGCGCTGGATGGTATGGATGAACTCCTTGCCGCCGCGTCATTTCTTTACCTCCCGGAGGACACACCGATGGATGAAAACTTACGCCTGGCACTCTGCGCGATGCTGGGTCTGGGGAAAGAGGCCGATGAGGCCGCGATTGCTGTCGCGCTGACGGCGGCGCAGGAAACCCTGCTTAAACCCGCCGCCTGCAGCACCTTTTCCGACCTGATTGCGAAGAAAGACCAGAGCATTGCGGCGCTGTCTCAGCAGGCCACCACTGCACCGGACCCGTCCAGGTTCGTGCCGGTCAGCGTGTTCAATGAGACCCGCGAGCAGCTTGCAGCCCTGAGCCAGAAAGTGCATCAGACCGAAGCGGATGCCCTGATTGAGGCGGCGCTGAGCGACGGTCGCATCATTCCCGGAGCCGATGAGGACTGGATGCGTTCACTGGCGACAAAAGACCTGGACACCTTTAAGACTGGCCTGTCCATCCGCACGCCCAATCCGGCGCTGACGGGGATGCAGACCGGCGGCAAAGCCCCGGCAGAACTGAACACCGCCGCCCTGTCGGCTGACCAGCAGAAAATGCTGGGCGCGCTCGGTCTGGACGCTGGCTACCTCTCTGAGAGCGGAGGTGCAGCATGACCGCAACCACCACACCCCGTAACACGCCGTGGCGCGATGCCATCCTGACGCCGGTCGGCGTGGCGAAAGGCGAAACCATCCCGGAAGGGGCTATCGTCTGCATCAATGCTGACGGTTATGCCGTCAACGGCAAGGCGGACGCCACCCTGAAATTCGGCGGTTGCGCAGCAGAATCCGTGGATAACAGCACGGGCGCTGACGGCGACATCACCATCCTGGTGCGGACCAATAAGGCGTTTCGCTGGGATCAGGACGGCACCATCACGCAGGCTAATCTGCTTGACCGGGCTTATGTCCTGGACAACCAGACGGTGACCGCCACTGATGGCAGTACGCCTGCGTCAGATGACGGGAAGACTCCGGCCACCGAAGCCACCAACTGTAAGGCGGGCAGCATCATCATGATTGATGCTGACGGCGTCTGGATTTACTGACAATAAGGAAGACAACGATGGCCGAAATCACTAAAGCCAATCTCGACGTGCTGTTTCTGGCGCTGAAAAAAAGTTTCAGCGATGCCCTGAGCCGCGCACAGCCCAACTGGGGCGAGGTGGCCACGCTGATCCCGTCGACAACGGCGGCAAACTATTACGCCTGGATGGAGCAGTTCCCGCAGCTGCGTAAATGGGTGGGCGACAAAATGGTGCAGCGCCTGCAGCGCCAGGACTACGTTGTGCCCAACGATGATTACGAGGCGACCATCAGCGTTAAGCGTAACCACATTGAAGATGACCAGCTTGGCATTTACCCGGTCTCTGCCACCGCTTATGGCACCGCTGCCGCCAACTGGCCGGATAAGCTGATTTATGACCTGGTGAATAACGGCTTCAGTGCGAAATGCTTCGACGGTCAGCCGTTCTTCAGCGCAAAACACCCCGTTGCGAAGAAAACCTTCAGCAACCTGCTGAGCGCGCCACTCTCAATTGCTTCTCTGGCAGAAGCCCAGGCCTCCTTCGGTAAGGCACGCGAGATGATGTGGAGCCTGCAGGATTCACAGGGAGAGCCGCTGAGCCTTAACCCCAATATCCTGCTGGTCGGTCCTGCGCTGTTTGAACTGGCCACGTCGCTGGTGACCACCGACCGTCTGGAAGATGGCAAGCCTAACCCGTACAAGGGGGCGGCAAAGGTGGTGATGTCCCAGCGTATCAAATCTGCGACAGCGTGGTTTCTGCTGGACACCACCCAGGCGCTCAAGCCGTTCATCTTTCAGCAGCGCAGGAAGCCAACCTTTGTATCGCAGCTTACCCCGGACAGTGACAGCGTCTTTATGCGCGCGGAATACCTGTTTGGCGCTGAAGCGCGCGGTGCGGCGGCGTATGCCTTCTGGCAGATGGCGGTCGGCTCCACCGGTGACGGAAAATAGTCATGTACGCAACCCGTGATGACATGGTGAAGCGCTTCGGTGAGCGTGAAGTCAGTGAAATCACCAATGTTAGCGACATCGATATTGATGATGACGGCGTGCTGGACTTTGCCCTGCAGGCCGCTTCCGATGAGATCGATGGCTATATTGCCGGGCGTTACACGCTGCCGCTGAAAGCCCGTCCGCCCATCCTGACCGGCATCGCCTGTGACATTGCCCGTTACCGGCTGACCGGCACGGAGCGGCTGTGTACGGACGAAATTCGCGACCGCTACCGTGACGGCATCCGCTATCTGGAGAAAGTTGCAAAGGGTGACGTGTCGCTGGGTTCGGGAGAGTCAGGCGGAGCCGCACTGCCATCATCCTCAACCGGCGTCATGTTTACTGCAGGCAGCAACAGCTGGTCCCGGTGGCGCACAGGCGGAGGCGGTTACTGATGATTACGCAGATTGAGCAGGCCATCGTCACACGCCTCAGTGAAGGCCTGAATACCCGTAAAGGTGGCATGGTGCGTAACGTCACCACCTACGGCGGCGAGCTTGAAGATATCGGTCAGATACTGCGCGTACTGCCCGGTATCTGGGTGACATTCAAAGGCGTCACCAGTTGCCGCCCGCAGAACACCACGCAGCGCCGCTGGCGCGTGACGGGCGAGTTTGCGGTGTTTGTGGCGTCACGCAGCGTGCGTAGTGAAACCGCCCAGCGCGAAGGTGGTCCCGTGCCGGATGAGCCGGGCTGTAACCTGATAGCGGAGAGCGTGCGTCGCCTGCTGACCGGGCAGGATGTGGGGCTTCCCATCGCCTGCCTGCGTCCGGGGCGCGTCACCAATCTGTTCCGCAAGGCCTATAAGGACAGCGCGGTGTCGGTGTACGTGTGCGAGTTTTCCACGCACTGGTATGAGGACGCGCTGGACAACGGTCGCTGGCCAGCGCCGGAAGACGCCACCGATCCGGATTATATCTTTGCGGAGTACTGCGGCAGGCTTGATAAACCGTGGCCTGCCCATGACACCACCGCAGGCACCTTCACCACACCATCCGGTGCGACGCTTGACAGCATTGTGACTACGGAGAAAGACGAATGACCCGTGTGATTGCCCGTAAGGGGGTACGCGTGCCGCTGGAGAACGACAGCCGCCGCTACATTACTGACAGCCAGGCGGTGGAGGTGGTGCTGACAACCTACTACCGCCGCCGCCTGAGCGATGGCGACCTTGAGCTGGTCCCGGCAAAGGTGGCTGAACCCGCCGCTAAGGCCGTCGCGCCAGCTGCCACGAAAACTGCCGACACCGGCGCGAAGAAGGAGGACTGAGTCATGGCTGATACGGACAACATCCCGACCACCACCCGCGTGCCGGGGACGTACACCCGGTACGACTTCACCAGCGGCGCACGCACGCTTGCAACGGGTGACCAGTATCTGGTTATCCTGGCGCAGCGTCTGTCAGCGGGCAGTGTGGCCGCGCTGACCCCGACCGACGTCTACAGCGCCGATGAAGCGGCGGAGTATTTCGGGCGCGGCTCTCAGGCGCACCTGATGGCCGCTGCCGCCATTGCGGCCAACAGCAGCCTGCAGCTGGCGGTCTGTGCGCTGGATGATGACAAGGCAGGGGTGGCCGCAAGCGGTTCGCTGGTGCTGAGCGGTCCCGCCACCGGCTCCGGACAGGTCAGTCTGCGCGTGGGCACCACCACGGTCTCCATCGCGGTGAAAGCTGGTGCGACCGCTGAAACCCTGACGGACGACCTGCATGCGGCACTGGCCGCACAGGCTGACCTGCCGCTGCGGGCCACCATTGACCGCGTCGCTGAGAAACAGAGCGGCCTGATTTTTACCGCCCGTAACACCGGCGCATGCGGTAACGAAATCAGCCTTGCGCTGACCATCACCGCCAGTGGTGTGTCAGGGGAGCTTAGCACCATGACCGGCGGCGCGGGTGACCCGGCGCTGCCGGATGCGCTATCTGCCGTGTTCAGCGCCGGTCACACGCTTATTGCGGTGCCGTATTCCTCACAGGATGCGCTCACCACGCTTGCTGCGCACGTCAATGAGGTCTCCGGCCCCACCGAGCAGCGCGGGGCGGTGGCCGTCACCGGCTGGCGCGACACGCTGGCCACCGGCATCACGCTGACCGGCGACACCAACACCGCACGCATCACCACGGGCTGGCATCACGGCTCAGCACTGCCGTGCGGCATTCTGGCAGCGGTGTATGCCGCCACCATTGCCGCAGAAGATGACCCGTCTGAGCCGCTGGATAATGCGGTGCTGACCGGGCTGGATGTGACCGCGCAGACCGACTGGCCGATGCGTACCGAAATGGAGAAGGCTCTGCACAACGGCCTGACGCCGTTTAACGTGGTGAACAACGAGGTGCAGCTGGTCCGCGCCATCAGTACGTATGTGAAAAACAGCCAGGGGATTGACGACCCGACGCTGCTCGATATCAACACCATCCGCACGCTGGATTATATCCGCAAGGCCTGGCGCACCCGGATGTCTCAGCGCTTTCCGAACAACGGCAAGCTGACGGACCACCGTCTGCGCCAGATTAAGTCGGAGACGCTGGATGTGCTCTATGCGCTGCAGGCGCTGGAGATGGTGGAGAACATCGACACGTACAAAGACCAGGTGACCGTCACCCGTAACCTGCAGGATGCGAACCGTGCCGATACCGCTATCCCTGCTCCGGTCGTGCGCGGTCTGCATATCCTGACCGGCACCATTTACCTGTATTAAGGAGCGCGCAATGAGCGACCTGTATGTCGGGCCGATTGTCCTGGAGGTCAACGGCACCGAAATCGAGATTGTGAGCGTCAGTCCGACCGTGGACACCGGGCGCAAGCTGGTGAAAACCATGAACTCCACCGGGCGGGCTAAGGGGCATGTTAACGGCATTGCCACCTACAACCTGACGCTGGAGGCGGTGAAGCCCAAAGGCCATACCATCGTCTGGGAGAACATTGTTGACGGCAAGCTCACCCTCTACCCGCAGGACACTGCCGATGGCGACAAGACCATCACCTATCAGAACTTCACGGTGCAGACCGTGGGGGACCAGTACAACGTGGATAACGAAGCGCGCGTGAGCATCAGCGGCTTTGCCCTTAACCGTATCGAGGAATAACGATGACCGGAAGCACCAAAACCCTCAGTGGCCAGCTTGAGATTGGCGTGGAATTTGATGGCAAGTTGCACCGTGACTTTACCCTGCGCCTGCCGACCGTGGGCGATGAGATTGACGTGGCCGAGGATGAGAGCGTGCCGGAAAGTGGCTTTCGCGTGGCCATCTTTGCCCGCTGCCTGACCGCGCTCGGCAGTATTCCTGCGAAGCAACTGAGCTATAAGCTGTTGCGCGACGAGCTGGACAGTGGCGATTTCGGGATACTGATTAAAGCTGCTGAGGAGCTGAAAAAAAAGCGCAAATCAGCGAACGTCTGCGACATAACTTCCGCTGTGCCTGTCTCCGGCTCGGACGCTACGGGGTCAGTGAAGCCGACATCTTCCGCTTCAGTGCTGTAGAGCTGGCCGGGCGACTGGATGCCCTTAACCATGTGGAAAACCCGAAAGCCTGGTTAAAAGCGCAGTCAGGGCAACATGCCCGTTTTGTCAGCACCCGGCGCAGTAAAAAGCGCCGGAAATCCCGTCCAAAATCATCCAGGAAATAACGTATGGCAGGCCCGTTTGACACGCAGATCGGCATCGGCGTAAAAGATAACGCCACGGCTGGCATCACCCGTATCCGCAATGAAGTTCAGCGCATGCAGGAGGCGCGAGAACGGCTGGGTGTGCGCAGTGAGAATACCATTCGCCGGGCTATCCAGCAGACCGAGGCCTCCCTGAATCGTCTTGCCCGCAGTGGCACGATAAGTGCCGCTGAGCTGTCGCGCGCGCAGGAAAAAGCGGCGACTAAAATTATCCACCTCCAGAAAGAGATGGCTGAGGCAGAGGTGCGCAGTTTCACCAGTCGCAATGCTGCCAGGGAAGCATATACAGCGCTTGGAATAAGAAGCGAGCACTCTGTTCAGCGTGAAATTCAGCGCACCGAAGCCGCTTATAACCGGCTTGAACGCTCAGGTGTCCTGTCCGCCAGTGAGCTGCAACGTGCGCAGGAAAAAACCATTTCAACTGTGGCACGCCTTCGTCGAGAGCTGGGGCAGGCTGACCGCGAACAACGTACTTTCGGGCAGAATATCCGTCGGAGTATGTCCGTCATTGGCGGGGTCGGTGGTGCAATCGCAGGCGTCGGGTTGGCGCTCCATAAACCCATAACCGACGCAGCTTCCTACGATCATACCCTGCGTGAAACCGCTAACTTTGCTTACAACAGCGGCGGCATCAAAGAACGTGAAGCGGGCATGAAACGCATGGATAGCAGCATTCGTGACGCTGTCGGGGCAACCGGCGCAAGTGCTGATGAGGCTTTTTCGGCCCTGAGAACGATGTGGCGATCCGGCGTCATGCAGGGCGACAGTCCCTATAAGTACCTGAGCAATGTGCTGCGCAATGCGGTAGCTACCGGCGCAGATGCTGAGTCGGTCGCAAACACGCAGGCCAGTACTGTCAACTTCGGGCTGGGCGAAAAAGATTCGCAGGCGGGCCTCAGCGTGCTTACGACGATGGCTCAGCATGGGAGCATTGATGTGCCGAAACTGGCGCACGAAATGCCGCGAGGACTGGAGTCAGGTAAATCTGCTGGTTTTTATGGCCCGCGCGGCTTCTCACAACTGGCCGCCTTCTTTGAGGCATCGGCTATCGGGGCTAAAAACCCGGAAGATGCCGCCACCAATGCCAATGATTTCCTTGCCGAACTGACGTCCAAAAATCTTGCGAACAATGCCGGCGGAATTCAGCTCAACGGCAAAAAGCTCGATTTGCGCGGCATGATGCGCTATGACCTTGCGCACGGCAAAACCGCTCTGGATACCGTCACCGGCGTTATCAGCAAAATGGATAAAGCCGACCCGGATTATCGCCATCTGACGAAGCAACTGTCGTCTGCATCCACCGATGAGCAACGGGCAAAGCTCCGGGCGCAACTGGATCAGATCCACGGACAACACATTTCCCAATTGTTCCCCAACCAGCAGGCCCGCAATGCTTATCTGAATTTCGACCGGAATCGTGACTTTTATAATCAGCTTGTTGGTGAGGGTGTGAGTCAGTTCAGTCTGCCAGAGGGTGAGCGTTCGGCAGATGTTGACTTTCAGCTCATCCAGCGAGGCCCGCAGTGGAAAACGGATCGCGCCACCCATCTGACGCAGGTCACCGGCAACGAAGCAACCAGCGGTGCTGCCGGTCTGTGGGGAGATTTCATGAATCACATCGCGGATCTGGAGCAAAAATTTCCGGCGCTTGGGGAAGCGGTGAGCGGAGTGACGACAGCATTTAAAGCCATCACCGGCGGGACCATTGGCGGCACTGTCGGCGGTGCAATCGGTGGCATGACGATCTTTAAAAAACTCAGGAATATGCTCACCGGTAACTCTGCAGCAGTGGCTGAGGGCGCTGAAGGTGCGGAAGCTGCAGGCGCGACCTCTGGTGGCGTGCTGGGGTCGATTGGACGCTGGCTTACCGGTGGCGCGCGTGCTGTCGGAGGTGCAGTGATTAACGGCGGTAAAAGTGCGGTCACTGATGGCATTGTGGAGGGTGGGCTTTTAAGTAACCCGCTGGCGCTGACCATTGCTGGTCTGGTTTACCCTTCGGATACCGTGAGCGGCAGCAGTGAGTCCGCAGAGCTGGCCCGCCTCAAAAACCAGAACTACGGAAAAAACTCCCGCCAGACGTCGTCTGAAGCGCTCAGCTACCTGCAAAACTGGAAAGGTAATCAGGCACCGGCGGGAGGACAGCCGGTTGTCAGGTTACCTGCTCAGCAGGTTCCGGTCGTTAATGTCAGCGTGACGCTCAATGATCGTGATATTGCTGCCGCTGTACACGTACTGATGGATCAGAACGCCCGGAGGCACGGCGCATGAGTGATTTTATCTCCCAGATAGCCGCAGTGGCGGGTATAGACACCCTGATGGAGGCGTCTTACCGTGGCGTGCCGTTTGACGTGGTGGCCACCCGTGACACGCTGGCCCGCGATACCGTGAACTATGCCTACCCGTACCACGATGGCGCGACCGTTGAGGACCAGGGGCTGAAAGCAATTAACTTTCGTCTCTCGACCATTCTCTTCGGGCTGGACTGGAAACAGCAGTTAAACGCGCTTATCACCGCCTTTAAAACCGGCGGGCCGGGCGAGCTTATTCATCCCATCTACAACTCCATTCCCCGCGCGCAGTTCCTTGAGGCGGGGATTGAGAAACGCGCCGAAGAGATGGACGCCGTCACCGTCGAGCTGGTCTTTGTGGAGTCCGGCGAGGTGCAGGCGCTGTTTGAAGCGGCCTCTGCTGACCGCGCGTCAGAGAGTATCACCAGTACAGGCAACAGCCTGCTGGACGGTGCCGCCTCAGCCTTCAGTACCGCGATGCGTGATATCCGGGAGCTGGAGAACGGCGTGGAGCGCATCAACACGATAGTCGCTCAGGGCGAATACGTCCTGGACGGCGTACGCGAACAGATTCAGGGGGCAACGGCCAGCGTCAGCAACCTGCTGGACACGCCCGCTGCGCTGGTGAGCGACCTTAAAAGCCTGCTATCAACCTTCAGCGACTCGCTGACGCTGACCGGCAGCGGCGTGAAGTCAGACTGGCAGCAGGTCACCCGGCTGGCACAGACCACCGTGGCGCTGCCGCAGCAGTATGTCGCCTCACGCAGCATTGTCACCATCAGCAAACCCTACCGCCTGCCGCTGAGCCGGGTGACCGCCATCAGAAGCAGTGACACGCAGCTTGTCACCCGTACCGCGCAGCTGGTTACCGTGAGCGAGCTGACCGCCGTGGCCGCCACCATTTTTGCAAACGAGACCACCACGCCGTCGCTCACCAGCACGCAGACGGAAGCCATCACAAACAACGTGCGCAGCGCCATCGCGGACGCGCTCAGCGCCTGCCGGACTGCCCTGCTGACGGATATCAGCGAGGCCCGCAGCCGGGGGCTGACCGCCGACACCCGCACCCTCAGCACCACCATCACGCAGCTGCAGGCGCTGGCTTACACCCTGCAGAAACAGGCGGCAGCGCTGATACAGCAGCGGCCACCGCTTGTCACCCGCGAGGTGACCCGCCGGGCCAACCTGCATCTGGTGGCCTTTGACTGGTACGCCGACGCCAGCCGCGCGGAAGAGCTGCTGCGCCTCAATCCGCAACTGGCTAACCCAAATGACCTGCGTCCCGGCATGACCCTTTACGCTTACTCAAGGTGACCCCGTATGGATAACAGCACGACTGATGAACGCCTGACCCTGACCGTGGGCGGCGTCACGCACAGCGACTGGATGCGCGTCAGCGTCGACGCCTCCTTTCTGACGCCAGCAGGTGCCTGGTCGCTGGCCGTGGGAATGAACGGCAACAGGCTACCGGCTGAAGTGCATGAAGGCGCACGCGCCGTGCTGAGCGCGGGCAGCGATGTGCTGATGACCGGCCTGATTGACGATATCAATCACGACATCACGCGCGGCCAGAACGTGCTCAACCTCGCCGGGCGCGATAATGCCGCCGCACTGGTTGACTGCTCCGCGCCGGTGTTCACCGCGCAGGAGATGACGCCGGAGGAAGTGATTAACAAAATCGTGAAGCCCCTCGGCATCACCCGCGTGGTCATTCATGCCGACAGCAGTACCGCCCCGAAGAAGTTCGCCGTTAATCCGGGTGAAACCGCCTGGAGCGCCCTGATGCAGGTGGCGCAGGTCAACGGCCTGTGGCCGTGGGTGGCCCCGGACGGCACGCTGATAATTGGCGGCCCGGACTACAGTGCAGCACCCGTGGCCTCGCTGGTGATGAATGCGGACGGCAGTGGCAACCTGCTGCGTCTCGGTAAGGTGACCAGCATCGCCGGACGCTACTCGGAGGTTACAGTGCTGTCACAGAGCCACGGCACCGCTACGCACAACGGCGCACACCAGCGCAGGGGCACCGCCACCGATACCGGCTTTGGGCTGTACCGCCCGTTTATTGAGGTGGCGGGCGACACCGATACCGACGACATGGCCACCGCCCGCGCCCGCAAGGTGCTGTCGGATTCGCGCCTGAAGGGGCTGACGCTCTCCGCCACCGTCCGGGGCGTGCGCACGGAAGGCGGCACCGCCTGGCAGCCCGGCCAGCGCGTGGCGGTGAAGAGTGAACTTCACGACACCGACGCCATTTACTTTGTGATGGCGCGCAGCATTCAGGGCGGACGCGGCATACCGCTCACCACCACGCTCACCCTTAAGGAAGACGGGGTGTGGGTGCCGGATGCCTACCCCAAATCGCGCCATAAGCGCAAAGGTAAAGGCAAAGGCACCACCGGCGTTTACCATACCTGGGAGGAAATCACATGACGGACATCACCGGCATCATTCGCCGTAACATTGCCACCGCACTGGCAGGCATCCGCAGGCCGTTTCGCGCGGTGCTCTCACGCATCACCACGGAAGGTGGCGTGATGACAGCCCAGCTCGACGGGCTGTCAGGCGAGACGCTGCAGGCCGTCGAGGTGTTTCAGCACTTCGGCTTTACCTCGGTGCCGCCGGAGAACGCGATGGCCGTCATCCTGCCGCTGGGCGGCAGCACCAGCCACAGCGTGGTGGTGGCGACAGAGCACAGCGAATACCGCATTCAGTCGCTGAAGCCCGGCGAGGTCGCCATCTACAGCAGCGACGGGGCCAGCATCACGCTGAAGGATGGCCAGGCCATTAAGGCAACCTGCAAAACCTTTACCCTGGAGTGTGAAAGCGCCGCGATTAACGCCAGTAAATCCATTGCCTGCACCACGCCGGACTTCAGCACCTCACAGAACGCCACCGTGAAGGGACTGCTCACCGGCAGCGGCGGCATGAGCATTTCCGGTGACAACGGCAGCGGCTCTGCTGCCACGTTTGCGGGGGATATCAGCCACACCTCCGGCTCCATCAGCTCGCTCAGCGTCAAAATCAACGGCGTGGAGGTGAGTGGTCATATCCACGACACGCCGGAAGGCAAATCCGGGCCGATGCTGGCAGACTGAGGTCAGTCCGGTCACCGGCGACCGCTGCCGCCGGTGTTCTTGTGCCCGTCCCCGGTGCCGGTCCGTCTCTTTTACCCGCTTCCTTCCGGCATCCCTTCACCTCACTCCCCGGCTGCTTCACCCCTGCAACATCCGTCTCACCCGCGCGCGCGATATTCTACCCCGCATGGACAACATGCTCAATCCCGACACCGGCGACTACACCGGCACCCGTACCAAGGGGCTGGAAAATGCCGCACAGATGCGCCTCAAAACCCCGCTGGGCAGCTGGCTGTTTAACGCTGCCATCGGGTCAAGGCTGCATCAGTTGCCCCGCAAGGACACGGAGCAGACCCGCGCGCTGGCGGAGCAGTACGCCTTTCAGGCGCTCCAGCCGCTGGTCACTGATGGCCGGGCTACGGCGGTAAACGTCACCGCCACGCAAACGCGCACGGGCTGGATTGACCTTGTTGTCCGCATCACGGAGGCCAGCGGTCAGGTGGCCACCTTCGAACACCCGGTAAAAGTGAGTTAACCGATGCCCCTGACGATACCCGCGCAGGCAGACCTGGCGGAAAAGTACCTCGAAGAGGTCGGCAACCAGTTGCCGGACGCGGACGCCACGGAAGACAGCGACCAGGCGGTGCGGGCAAACGCCACCGGCTCGGTGGTATGGGGACTGTATCAGTACGCTGCCTGGGTTCTGCGCCAGCTTTTCCCGGACACCGCCGACAGCGACTGGCTGGTTATGCACGCCCGCCAGCGCGGCCTGAGCCGCAAGAACGCCACCGCAGCGGGTGGCAGCGTGACCCTTACGGGTAAGGCAGGCACCGCCGTTGCCAGCGGCCTGCAGTTCCGGGTGAGCGGCAACAGTACGCTGTACCAGACCACGGAGGACGGCATCACCGGCGACGACGGCACGCTGACGGTGGCCGCAAAAGCCACCACCACCGGCACGGCGGGTAACCTGAGCGCAGGCGTGAGCGGCGCGCTGGTCTCCGCGCCGTCCGGCACTGACAGTGCCGTGACCGTGGTCAGCATGAACGGTGGCACCGACACCGAGACGGATGACGCGCTGCTCTCCCGCCTGCTGGACGTGATGCGCCAGCCCCCGGCGGGCGGCAATGCCCATGACTACAAGGTGTGGGCGGAGTCGGTCGACGGCGTCAGCGGTGCCTGGGTGTTTCCGCTGCGGCGCGGGCTGGGCACGGTCGACGTGGTTATCACCGCCGCTGACGGCCTGCCATCACAGGAGACCATCGACGCCACGCAGGCGTATATCGACAGCGTGCGCCCGGTCGGGCCGGGTGATGACGGTTGCCGGGTGCTGGCCCCGACGATTAAAACGGTCGACGTCAGCGCGGAGGTGGGCATCAGCGACGACACCACGCTGGAGGCCGTCACCACAGGCATCAACGGCAGCCTGCTGACCTGGTTTAACGCGCTGACGCCCGGTCAGGAAGCCGTCCGCAGCCAGGCGGGCGCGCTGATATCCGACACGGACGGCGTGCTGGATTACGCATTACCCACGCCTGCGGCCAACGTCACGCCGGTGGTGGATGACAGTACGGTGGAATGGATACGCCCCGGCACCATCACCGTGACAGAGCTGAAGGCCTGACCATGACGCGCGACGATTACCGCAATCTGCTGGCACTGCTGCTGCCGCCGGTGACGTATGACGCCTCCGGTGAACGCCTTAACGCAGAGCTGACGGCAGAGGCCGCGCTGTATGCCGCCGCAGAGGCGGTTGTCACCGAACTGCTGACGGCCATTGACCCGCTGACGGCCACCGACACGCTGCCGGACTGGGAGCGGGTCTACGCCCTGACGCCCGGCAGTGACGACACCCTGCAGCAGCGCCGTGACCGCGTCCAGGTGGCGCTGGCCGAAACCGGCGGCCTCAGCCGTGAGTATTTTATCCGCCTGGCGAAAACGCTGGGCTACGACATCACCATTGAAGAGCCGGACGACCCGAAGTGGCGCTGGCTGGTGAACGTCAGCGGCGCGCCTGAGCGCATCTATTACTTTCGTGTGGATGAGTCCGCTGTGGGCGACCGTCTTGAAGAGGCCGGAGACCCCGGACTGGAAACGCTGTTTCAGCGCCTTAAACCGGCGCACACGGAGTGTGTTTTTACCTATACAGAGGACAGCAGTCAGTGAAGCCCTTAATTGACCCGATAAACACCAGCGACGGGCAGTTTCACCCCATCAACACGCAGACGGGTGAGAAAGCCACCATCGTCACACCGGACTACATGAACGACAGCCAGGACGCCACCCGCAGCCTGCAGCGGGAGCTTATCAGCATCCTCACGGCCTCCGGCATCAAACCGGCAGAGGCCACCGATAACCAGTTGCTGACAGCACTGAAAAAGCTTTTCCTCGATGAGGATGACGATCGTGTCAGTGGTGCCCTGCAGAAGGGGCAAAATCTGGCTGACGTCGATGATGCTGACGCGTCCCTGAAAAATCTGGGCGGCTACCCCCTGTCGGGCGGTGCGCTTAATGGGCCGGTCATCCCCGGTACGACAGAAGCAGGTCTGCAGAAGGATGCGTCATCCTGGAATGAAGGTGCATCATCTAACAAAATTTTCCAGGTTGTCGGCGCAGATACCAGCTATTCCGTGGTGTCAGATTTTTACCTCAGTGCCGGTAATTACTGGGCCTGGCGTGTCTACCTGGGTAAGGTTGACAGCGTACACGTTCTTGATTTTCGCAGTGACGGCACGCTCCGGGCACCAGGTGATGTTTATGCTGGTGAAGCCCACCTGGCCACCGATGGCAATATTAATGGCACCTGCTGGGGGGGCTTCCTGAATACCTGGATTGTGTCGAAAATTAGCGCCGCTGTAGCCGGTGCAATCACAGGAATACGCCTTGCCACCTCAACCTGGGCGGCTACCGGCAGCAGTAACTGGAGTGCGCCCTCCGGTGCGGTAATGAATGGCGTCGGGATTTACACCGGTGCCCAGGCCCGTTACGCCTATATTCAGGTTTGCATCGGCGGTCAGTGGGTCAATATTTCAACGGTTTAAAAGGTAGCGAGATGAAAATTTATAAAAACTTCAGCCAGTATCAGCCAGAGAGCGGGCTGGCTGGTGTGATGTATCTGAAAGATGAAGATGGCCATGACTGGTACAACTTACAACAGCATTTTTCCGGCGACACCACGAAAATCGTGTTTGATTCCACCGGGCTGATTATTGATGCAAAGCGTGATGTCAGTGCCATCGTTCCGGTCGATATGAGCGTGGCAGAATTGAGCGATGCGGACCTGCCAGCAGGCTTTACGGCGGACACGGCCTCGCAGTGGCAGTTTGACGGTAAAGCTGTCACTAAAAAGCCGCTGACGGCGGAAGAGTGCCTGGCCAAAGCCACCGCACAGCGCCAAAGCCTGCTCGACACCGCAAACTCGACGATCAGTTTCTGGCAGACCAAATTACTGGCGGGTAAGACACTTACTGAAGACCAGAAAACAAAGCTGGACCTGTGGCTTGAATATATGGATGAGCTGGAGATGCTGGATTTCGGTGGCGTCAGCGATGAGGCTGCTTATAACGCGATTGCGTGGCCGGACAGGCCGGAATAATAAAAAAAAGCCGCCGGGAACCAGAAAGCCAGGCGGCAAATGAAACACAACAGGTAATGTCATTTTTAAACTGTGAACTACACACATAACGGATCAGGTTATATGCGTCAGGGAATATACATTATCTGATATGAATAATGCCTAAACAGAATGGGGATTAACTTGTTTTTTTGCGATGACTTAACCGGACTGGCAACACATCAGCTGCGCTGTTCGTCTGTGGAACGCGCTCACGGGGAAATAAAAAGAAAAGAAGAACGGACAGGAAAAAGAACAAAAAATAACGCCCTCTTTCACAGGGCGTAATCGAACAGACCGATTAAATGTTGGGAAAAGCAAGTCTTAACGTCTTTTACTTCATTGAGGATGTGGATATGCGCTTATCCACGCAGCACAGTCTGTCAGATGATTATTAAACAACGATTTAACAGCCATCAAAATCGACTGGGATATTTTGATTTAAATCAAGGTGAACGAAGTTCACCTTCATCATCACCTCATTCACACGGGAGATAACCATGAAATGCCCTGCATACCTCAAAAGGTTATTTTCCTTTATTCACCAAAAGGAGAAGTCCATGAGCACAATCAACATTACCGGCAATATCCAGAAAGCCGCTATCACCCAGCTGCGCAGTAAAGAGGTTGTGGCAGGTATTCTGGCGGCGATTTACAGCGGCCCGACAAAAGAGGATGCCACCGAAGCGGCAACCGACTTTGTTAATCACCTGTCACTGCATAACGAGGCCAGCGTTCGCACTGCCTGCGGTGAGAACTTCGACAAAATTCAGGCAGCTTTTACCGACCAGGCGCAGGGCATCGCCGAAAAACTGGCCGATGCGGTGATTGATGCGGATAAAGCCGAAGCGGAAGGTCAGGTGCAGACCTACGTTAACAACCTGCAATACAAGCACAGTATCGATAACGGTCAGGATGTACCTGAACCGGAAGCAGCGGCATAACGTCACATCAATCCGTCAATACGCCGGGATAACCGGCGTATTGACGGCAACGAAGATAACCTTCGATAATTTCACAGGAAAAGGGAAATACCCTTATGATAATGAATAAGCCAATACAGATTGTTCGACTTTATAATGGTGATGCTTTTATCGGGCTGGATGTTGCAGTCGATGGCGCAACCATCGGAAGTGTATTGTCGGCAAAAATGGTCTGCATCCCTGACGACTGTCCCAGGCTGGTAGTGGAATTCGCCCTCGGCATTAATGGTGAGGACGAGCTGGGACAGGGATTTAAAGTAGACCTGGCTGACGAAAGGCTAAAAAAAGTGAGTCAGTCTTCCGCGCGGGCCAACTTATAGCCAAAAGGTGTCAACAGTAGCGCCGGGATGTTTACCTTTGGCCACATAAGACGCCTCATAACTGCCTGGGGATTAATAATGCCATCCTCTATAAGCTGCAGCAGATTGACCACCATTTCGTTTTCACTCTTTTCACCGAAATGATGGTCATACTCTTCAGTGGAAAGATGTCGGGGATAAACATCCTCCAGGACATCAATTATTTCCCACTGAAGTTCGCCTGACAGTAAATCACCCATATTTTTCCTCCCTAAATTCAACGCCCCTGACGTTGCTCTGGTGAGAATATTAAGCCGCACAGATTCAATAGGTTGTAAATGAATGTACCTGCTGCATACCTGCAACGGACAAACCGGGAAAGTTTTACATAATATTGCCGAAGACCACGATGATAAGTAACCGGATAATTTCATGTATAACAAATGGGCGAAAAAATGAAAACAACTGTCATCCCGTGGGTTGGGGGTAAACGTAAGCTGGCGAAACATCTTCTGCCACTGTTCCCGGCCCATACCTGCTATGTTGAACCCTTCTGCGGAGGGGCTGCGCTGTTCTTTATGAAAGCGCCTTCAGCCGCTGAAGTTCTGAATGATATTAACGGCGATATTATTAACCTGTATCGCGTTATTCAGCATCATCCTGGCGAGTTTGCAGCGCAGTTTAAATGGGCTTTAACCAGCCGTGAAATGTTTAAATGGCTGAAGGATACGCCGCCGGAAACCCTGACGGATATCCAGCGCGCTGCCCGGTTCTATTACCTCCAGAAGCTGTCGTTTGGCGCAAAAGTGGAAGGCCGGACGTTTGGCATAAGTGCAGGATCGCCATCAAAGCTGAATATATTGCGTATGGAAGAAACGATCTCGGATGCCTGGCTGCGCCTTCATCGTGTCACAATCGAGCGCCTGGACTGGCAGACATGCATTACACGCTATGATCGGCCTGAAACGCTTTTTTATCTCGACCCACCTTACTGGCGGGTTCAGGGGTATGGCTTGCCTTTTGATTACGATCAGTATGAACAAATGGCCCGGCATGCCCGACAGATTAAAGGAAAGATGATAATTTCAGTTAACGATCACCCGGACATGCGACAGGCGTTTAAGGGGCTGGAAATAAGTAAGGTAACCACCACTTACTCGGTAGGAAGCAACAACGGCCACAGGGCCGCTGAGCTTATTATCACGAACTTCACGCCATGGCGTGGTAACGGGAAGCCATAA